TAGGGGTATGGAAGATAGCGAGGTAGCTACCCTCGTAAGCGAGGCCCGCAACACCGTCCTAGAGACGATGGGGAACCGAGTATGAAACACGAAGTAGAACAATTCCACGCACGAGTACATAACGTCCTCATCGTCGAGAAAACAGTCAAGAGCTGGCATGACGAAACGTTGCGCCGCTTACTGTATGTGAAATGCGAAGATTGCGAGGTGGAGGGGTTATCAAAAGAGGGTGTATCCATTGGGACGATCGCGACTGTTCTCATCAACTCGGAGAACGAAGATAAGGCCCGCCGCCTCGCAGAGAAAGCAAAGCTCACCCATGAGCAAAACCACTGGATAATCAAAGCAGTTTAGGAAGGGAAAGTAAATGCCGAAACATTATGCTCCGATCGCCGGAGTCAATGCGGAAGAATTCATTGGCGAGCTGCCAGGGTGGCTATTCTCCACCGTTAAATATATTTGGCGGGCACCGAACAAAAACGGCGTGGAGGACGTCATCAAAGCCCTAGACTGCCTCGACCGGTACATAGGCGACACGGTAGAGTTCCACCTTTCCCCAAGCGCGAAAGCCGCCGTAGACAGGCTGGAAAACCTCGGCTGGGAGGGATGCGGTGGCGGAGTTGAGATAACCCACCGTAACACTCTCCGCGACGTCGCCCGATTCATCAAGAGCCTCCAGGATGAGGACTCCCCAAAAGCAGAGATAGTACACAGGATCAAAGATCACCTAATCGTCATGATGATTGACCTGTACCGAAACAACTAAAGGAAAAGAGACATGAAAATTTTCGATAAACGCGCCGCAAACACGATCCCATACCCTGCGAAAGAAGTCGAAAAACTATCGGGGAAAGATACACCAATACCGCAGTTCAAACTTGTCCCTCACCCCGTCATGCTGGAAACAAACTATGAATACGAGACTATAAACCTTCTGGTTTCCGAGGAAAGGAATCTCATAGATAGAACATACACAATGACGTGCGGACACTACCCAAACGGGCAGAAAATCCTAAACCCTGGTGAAGCATTAGCACACTCATTGGTACACCGGAATCTTGAAATATCACCGGATACGCCGCCCGTACCGTCATCTGCGTATCGCACCCACAAACCAGAAGTAGTTTACAAAAAGCTACCGGGAATGTGGAGTGTCGAATGTGAAGATTGCAAAGATTTCGCTGTCTACTACGGCGGTATGCCTACCCTGTTCGACACCTACGAGTCTGCGGCGAAGGAAGCCATCGAACACGCCCGCCGGAACCTCATCACCGACGAAGACCCTAAAAACATCACCAGCTACACAGGATTCGCGCAATAAAGGAGAACACCCATGCCCATGCAAAACATGCACGATCTCAAAGACAAAGTAGATCTCAATCTCGGAATCCTGTCCGCATGCGAAACAGCAATATTCATGAAATCCCCAGAAAAGGCCGAGGAACGCCCCCACGCAGCAAAGCAAATAATAGAAGCCCTAGAGGAAGCCAATAAAGAGCGAACCAAACAGATAAGCGCACTCATCGACACTCTCCAAGAGACTGTCGAAGCAATGCCCGAAGACGAAAACCAGGTAGGTGTCATGGACGCAATAGAAACGCTCAAAGGATTCCTCGGATGGGCGCTATAAGTTACAAAGCGCTGGTTATCACGGTGCGGACCGTAGAAGACCACATGAGAGCTACTAAGCGTAATTACATCATGTACATAGACCCGTTCTACGTGCACGAGGACACGGATGAAACAACTATGCATTGTCTAGAGAAGGTGTTTCCAGGGCTAGACATCACGACCACTGAGGAACACCCAGGATTCGTATTCAACGACCCATACGACCCACAGAAAAATTACATCCCGATCGCGGCCTACACCGCTCATTGGCAAGACAGAAAGGCAGGAGAAAAGAATTGAGCAACACTAAAAATAACCGGAGCTTACCTGAAATCCAACGGAAAATCAGAGGCTTTTCAAATGAAGCGGACGAAGTAATAAGCTTCATCGCGGCAATAGCACACTCCGAGCTAACAGAAAACCAAAAAGAGCGCCTAACCCATGAGTTACTGAAACAGCTCGGTGAGGTCCTACTCAAATTCAGGGAATACGTGGTAGGCGCAAAGGAAGCCATCGAGAAAAATCTATAGAACGAGTAAGGAGCGAGAAATGCGTGAACTTGAAGAATACTTCGTTGAACTATCAGAGCCTCTTGAAATTCTAAAAAAGTTAGAAATCAAGGAGTACGGAAGTGCTGACTCAACGAACAGTATTAAGGAAAACATCGAAGAGATAAAGATTCGTATAAACAAAATAGCCGACAGCATAGCTACCGATATGCAAGAGGCACAGGAAAACGTGCGAGAGATCGAAGAAATCTACGCAGGAGATGAAAAAGCAACAAAACAACTCGCGAAGATGGCATACGAAAAAATGGGCTATTGGGCATCCACCGAACCAATGCAAGAGGAAAAATGAACACACCGCAAGAGAGATACCGCGCAACCGCGGAAGCCGCGAAAACACTCAACGAACTCACCAGCACACTACAACTTCAAACCATCCAAGACACCAACATCGAAGAATTAGCAGGGTGCTACTCATCCTTTAGCCCTAGCGACCTCTTCAAAGCGCTCGCAGCAGAAGCCACCGCGCTCGCCGCAAACAAAGTCTGGAATCCAAAAGAACACCTCGCCGCAGGACCAACCGCTCATGAAAACATCTAAAGATCAACTCACCGCTGGGGAACTTTTCGCCGGGTACGGAGGCCTCGCGCTCGCTGTCGAGCGTGCACTAAACGCGACAACGGCGTGGGTGTGCGAATTTGAGGAACCGCCGTCAAAGATTCTTGCGCAGCATTTCCCGGAAGCCCCGAATTTTCGTGATGTTACCGCCGTGGATTGGGAAACAGTGCCACCGGTAGACATTATTTCCGGCGGTTCGCCCTGCCAGGACGTGAGCCTGGCAGGGTCCCGGCGGGGAATGACAGATGGAACCCGTTCAAACCTGTGGGTCTCCATGCGAGAAGCAATAAAAACTATTCAACCCCGCCTCGTAGTGTGGGAAAACGTGAAAGGAGCTAGAAGTGCGACAGCCTCTAGCGATTTGGAACCCTGTCCGGGATGTATGGGAACAGGGGGGGGTAGCGACACCGAACCTGCTTTGCGGGCACTCGGACGTGTACTCGGCGACCTTACCTCCCTCGGGTATAGCGCTCAATGGCGCTCTATACGAGCATCAGACATCGGCGCGCCGCACCACCGCGAACGGGTCTTCGTCCTCGCCTGGCGCAACGATTCATACACCTACAGCGACAGACGGAGCGCGGGGAGGAAAGAACCCATACAAGGACACAAGATCGGCTCTGTTACTCCCGGATTGGGTGAACGCCATCACCGAGGGAGTGCCACTGACACGGAAGGAGATACAGCCCCGCTCTTCCCAACCCCGACCTGCTCAGACATCAAAGGTGCACCACTCCCAGAAACATACGCGCGCCGCCTAGCAAGCCGGAGCCGAACCACCAGCGGGAACCTCGCCGAAGACATCCCCTACTTGCTACCTACGCCGAACACGATGGATAGTCTAGATTGGAGAAGCGGTGAAGCGAGACTTAAAGCACTCAAACGAGGCAAAGATGATCGGCAACCCAGCAAACGAACCGGGAACCTCCGTGAAGAAGTACATTTCGACTTCCACGAGTACGCACCCGCTGTCGAACGATGGGAAACCATCACCGGGAATAAAGCCCCCGCTCCGACCAGCCCATCACGCACCGGGAAACCGCAGCTAAACCCAGAATTTAGCGAATGGATGATGGGACTGCCGGCAGGTTGGGTTACCAACCCCAATTTAGCCCTCACACGGGCACAACAACTTAAAGCCATCGGCAACGGCGTTGTTCCGCAACAAGCCGCAACAGCTCTCGCGGAAATGATGGCGAATTTGGAGGAAAAATGAACATACCAAAACAAAGAAGAGGCTACCCGCACCGGGCAGAACTAAACACCAAGTTCCACCCAGCTCAAAGCGGCATACCAGACTCGACAGAGTTCACGGTCTACTGCCAGGACTGCGCCGACGCCAGACTATCCATCCACGGAGAAACCCCAGGCATCCTTCGACGCATGGAAGCAGGAACAGGCACCAGCGCCGAAATCGACCTAGAAACATACATGAAAGACGTAATAAGCAGGCACAACTCACAATTTCTCAGGGGTGCACTAGCTTGGAGGGAAATAAATTAACGACATTACATCTACCACAACCAACGACGGAAAAGGAGTAAATCTTACATGGGGTACCTAACCGTATATGCCCGCATCCAACACCTAGTTAAATGTGAAGCACCCGGTGCAAAAATTACGGACTATATCGTACAGAGAGGCCGTCTAGGGGCAACTGTGACAGTACAGGCAATAGGGCCTGGCAACATTCGGACAACCATCAACGCACTCTTGCACACCGACGGTTACAGGATTGACCGAATCATCAGAAAGGAAAAGTAAATGCCGATCCCACAAAGAAGTACCAGCGCATCGGATACGTGGCTCACCCCCCCCCATATTTTTCAGCCCCTCGGAAAATTTGACCTCGACCCGGCCGCCCCTATCGAAAACCGCGACTGGATCGGAGCCACCCGAACATTCACCGAATTAGAAGACGGACTAGCACAGCGCTGGGAGGGGCGGGTATGGCTAAACCCGCCCTACGGGCGAGGAATAGATCGTTGGATGCGGAAAATGTCAGAGCATGTGAAAAACGGCGGCGCGGGAATAGCGTTCATCTTCGCACGAACAGATACCAAATACTGGCAACAGTATGTATTCCCTGTAGCATCTGGAATTTTATGGCTCGAAGGTCGGGTAAAATTCTGCGATCCGAACGGAAGACCAGGGAAATACCCCGCCCCAGCGCCATCAGCACTGATAGCTTACACACCTAGCGATCTGGAAATCCTGGCAGAGGCATGTGAGACCAGAAAGATAAAAGGTAACCTAACTATCCACAACATCACATGTACTTTCACCATCCCGGAGTCACCACTAAAGCCACTACTCCGATAAAGAGAGGGAGACTATGAAAGATAAACACCAAATCTCAGAACGCCTCGACAGATTCATAAACCTATACGGAGAAGCATGGGCGAAAGTATTCGTCTTCGTCCTCGCGGGAGCCGTAGGAACTGCATTCGCTGCCCTGCTCATAGTCACCTTTATCCAGGCAGCTATCAATATCATCGCAGAGAACAACTAGACGGCGCGAAATCCAGGCGGCAAGCAGCCACAGGTATGCCCTAGCCGCCTGGATATTCAAATTTGCATAAAATAAGACATTGCATTATGCTTTATTGCATAGTAATCACGAACATTTCAGACGGAAAAGAGGAATGCGCATGAGCTGGCTCCGCATTGGCGACACCGCATCTATGCATCCAGTCGTTTTGCGCTCTCTAGAACTTCCTAATGCAACGGAATCCCTAAAATTAGAACTTTTCGGTTTTGTGGCAATGGCAGCCACGATGTGCGCCGCTCATGAGGGAGACTCCATCATCGAGCTTGGCACAATCTTCCAAGTTGCGGGCGTCGCCCGTGGTAAGCAGCTTGCCGCGGCCGCCGAGTACTGCGGATATTTTGAGCAAATCAAAAACCAACAGACCGGAGCAATCGCTTACAAGCTCATTGAAGACCCAGAGCTGATTCACATGGTCTCAAAAGAGCAACGTGAATGGGCAAATCAGCAGCGTAACGACACTCGCGACTCAAAACTCGTTGTACCGATCCGAGAGCGCGACGGTGACGCATGCCGATGGTGCGGGCACGTGGTCTATTGGAACGACAAACGCGGAGCACGCGGAGGAACCTACGACCACCTACATCCAGGCGTAGCCGCCAAATCACCCGACGATATGGTGGTCTCATGCCGTGGCTGCAATTCATCCAGGAAAGACAGCCAAAATTCAGACAACGACTTATCGCAGCTACTACCAGCACCACAAAACCCCTGGTACAGCGACGCGACAGCAAATTTTCTCAATGAACACGCCAATCTGATGCGAACACACAACCATGTGCTCCCATCGGCGAAGAAAGATAAACCGAGAGGAAAGCCAAAAGCACCACCTCCGGGGTCTTCGGAGCCACCAGGCGGTAGCGCATCGCCCGCACCGCCTCCGGCTTGGGTAGCAGTTGAGGAAAACCAAATAAATATGTTCATAGCTGACATTGAGTCATCTGTTGGTGAGAGGGTTGATGCACCGGGCGCAGGCGCGCCTGTCGAGCGTCCCATCGAACCAGCTAATGACGCGGTAGATGCACCGGAGACGAAATTAGTTTCTGTTGAGCGTCCTGCTGAGATGGTTGGTGAGAGGGTTGATGCACCGGGCGCAGGCGCGCCTGTCGAGCGTCCCATCGAACCAGTCAAATCAGAGGGGCAATCATTGAACACTGTTGATTTGGCAAATACCGGCAAGTTCCTCCAAAAAGCGACTCCGACGGATTTGGTTACGCCGGGTCGGGTCGGGTCGGTAAGGGTCGGTGACCCCGCGCAAGCGGGGACACCTGTACCCTCTGCTAACTTGCCCTTGAACACTGTTGATTTGGCAAATACCGGCAAGTTCCTCCAAAAAGCGACTCCGACGGATTTGGTTACGCCGGGTCGGGTCGGGTCGGTAAGGGTCGGTGACCCCGCGCAAGCGGGGAACCTATGCACCAAGGAAAAGAGTACTGTTCGCCGAAAACGCGGTAAACGGTGCAGAAAGAAAGGATAAAGAGTGAAAGCTGTGGATTATAAAAAACTTGCTAATGAGCAACTTTCAGAGTCAGAGTTTCAGAGCAGAGTTATCAACCTTGCTCGTGCGACAGGATGGGAACATTATCATACGCACGATTCACGCCGATCGCCTGCGGGATTTCCCGATTTGGTTTTGGTAAACCCGAAGAAGCGACGAACTGTGTTTCGGGAGTTGAAGCGCGAAAAAGGTCGGGTGTCGGAAGAGCAGCTTAGGTGGATTCAGATGCTCACGGCGACCGGTCAAGATGCGTGCATTTGGCGGCCGTCCGATTGGGAACAAATCGTTGCAGACCTGAGCAGCTAGAAGGAGAAGAGAGAAATGGAAAACACAGTATTGCTTGATACTGTTCGCACGAATCTGGATAGACTGACAAAACAGACTTCTACCGGCGAGATTCCCTTATTGGCGCAGCTTGAAGACGCTATGTTTCCATCAGGCGAATCAGGTGGCGGCGGTCGCGGCTCTAATTCTGCTCCGGCTTCTCTTGCTGTCCTTGATCTGATGGTAGAAATCCGCACTGATTTAACAGCGTTTGTGAATTCAAAAGAACCGCTAAAACAAGTAGTTGAGGGGCTTTACAAGCTCATACCGAATTTTTCAGATGAGCAGTTAGAACAGCTGATGCTGAAATCCGGCGCATGGTGTAGTTCGATTATCGAACTTTTGAATCCGATCCGTGCGACTCCATTACCTGAGCTGAGCTGCCCAATATGCACACAGCGGGACATAACTCGGTTCAATTTAGATGGTGAGATGGTTCGAGAGCCTGCAATGTGGGCGATATGGCAAGGTGATCGTGTGGACGGTGTTGATTGTCGCTGTTGCACGAGCACGTGGAAACGCGATGAGATTTTGAATTTGGTTAGCCCGGACGTTATGGCGGGGTATTTGAAAGGTAAGGTTGCTAATGCGTAGAAATAATCCGCATATCGTGCGGGTGAAGTCTGATCCTGTTTTTGGTGATTGCCCGGAGTGGCAGGATAGATATGCTCGCGAGCATGGGGGTGCACGTGTCGAGTACGAGGCTCGGTGCCTGCTTTGCGGGTGGGTATCTGACTGGTTGCCAGGAGATTATGCTCTTGAGGTAGCACTCGAACATCAAGCTAAATATGAGCATAGTGCATCCCAGACTGAGCACGAGATGATCGAGGAGATGGGTCTAAGTCTCGTATTAGATGGGTATGAATTTGGGTTAGACCTGTATTGCGGAAGCAAATTCGTAGACACATTTATGGAGGTTGGTGGTGACGATACCTTGCTGACAACCGACATGATGCACCGGATAGATCGAGCATCATTGAACCATCTCCGTGCTTATCACTTGCGTTCCGAGAGTGATGAACACGGCAAGGTAGTAGGTGTTTCCTACGTGCCAGAGTGCGCAGAATAGAAACAGATTATGCATATTTGCATAATCGTTGTGGATGGTCTATCTTATATGTGCTCACCTGAGCTATGCCCGCAGATAGCTTAGCTGAGTACGATAGGCACTGACGTGAACCTGCTCTGTGGTTGGGGCAGTTGAATTCTTTCCATGCTATCGGTGATTACTATAACGGCCCGGCTCATAGAGTTTGTACTCTTTTCCCTATGAGCCGGGCCTTCATACGAGCAGGTGAGAGCAGTGACAACGAAATACAATGATCGTGAATACCGCAAACACGCAGCCGCATTGAAGCAAGACGCCATCAACAATAACAAACCTTGCCACCTCTGCGGCGAACACTTCGACTTCACCTTACCGTACACGCACCCTCTAGCTTTCACAGCAGACCACCTCGACGCAATCGCCAACGGCGGCGACTTGCTTGGGAACCTCGCACCAGCACATCGCAAATGCAATTCAAGTCGCGGGAAAAAACGCCTCAAAACACAGGTACATCCCCCGTCCACCTCGCGCCGCTGGTAATTCCCGCCGCCCGCGATTCCCAACGCATCGGGAGATACCCAGGGGTTACCCCTCCCCCACCCCCGTGT